TTAAAACATGTACTGGAAGTTTGAGAAATCATAGAAATGAACACCAAAGCAATGTCTTTTATCATCGTGGAAAAGCCTATGTAAACAAACATACGTGGCTCGAGATGAAAAAAGACCCAGAAGCTTATATTGAATTTCCTGATTACTATGTTTGGGTAGAAGGAAATGAGCCGGAAGATGATATCGGCAATCCTTATTGGCAAGCTTTAGAATTTAAGATCAATCATCCTGGCAATGAAGTTTGTGCCATGGATACTGACAGAACTGATATGTTGATGTTTGATATGAGTTGGGTTCCAGCTCCACGTCATCCACAATATGGTAAAGTTCCTCAAGTACAATTAGATCAACCAACTCAGAATACTCGCGTGACATTCATGGGTTATATTCATAAAGATGGAAAACCACAATATCATCAATCAAATGGTGTGGTTCAAACAATAGATGTTAAAAATAAGGATTTTGAACATTCATGTTCAACAGTACCGTCCGCTTGTGGAGGTGTTCTTGTAGATTCGGTGACCGGACGTGTAGTCGGTTTCCATTACATGGGTACCGGTGAGGGAGTCCAACGACGACCAAACCGAGCCATGACTTTTCCTTTAAACTAAATGCTCTCGGAGGCTGGGATGCTCTGGTGAACTATCTGCCGACCAGAGTATTTGAAAGGTTGAAGGAAAGACCTAATTACTATTCCCAAGCCTCTGTTAAGCACTTTGAGCTAGGCAGAGCAACTGACCTTCTTTATACATACCTAACATCAGTACATAGGAAACAAGATGCAGGGAAACCTCAATATGTAGAAGATAGTATTTTACGTCCAATTTTAACAAAGTATTTTGATATGGACGCGGTAGATAAAGAGTATTCATTAACACCAAAAAATACAGAATATGTATACATAGATTTTAAGAAATATTTACAACCCTGTAATATAAATCCTAATTATCCCAAAATAGATGAAAGTTATCAAATGTTATATAAATGGAAGTTAAAAACAAAATTACAACCAAAAATACTTACCATTGATGAGTTGTTACCATATTTAGAAAGAAGCACGAGTGCAACATTCCCTTATAATACAGTTTATGGAACAAAAGGGGAGTTGTTAGATGATCCTAGTTTTAGGATGTCGTTTGTGAAATTCTTTCATCAATATTATCATAATGAAGCACTATCTTTTTGGCAAGCAACTCAAAAAGAAGAAATAAGAGATACACAAAGAATTCAAGATATGAAAGTTAGATCTTTCTTGGTCGGTAGTGTTTGTTTACTTATAATAAGTCATATGTTAAATTACGACCAAGATCAAATATTAGCAATAAATTGGGAGAAGTTACGAATTGGAGTAGGTATGTCTTTGTTCCATGGAGATTATAATAGGAAAATGCAACATGTCAAAGAATTTAAAGCATTTTTTAGTGATGCAAGCAAATGGGACAGTAGAATGATATATTATTTAGCCAGATTAGAATGTCAAACAACTAACTGGTTTTATGGAGAAAGATCCAGGTATATAAAATTTTCGAAATTATTAGGATCGTGGGATGAATATCGAAAGAAGCAAAATTTACCTGATTTTAAAGTTGATACATTTTGGTTAAGACATATAGTGACAGTTGATAGTCAAAAATCAATTAATGTTATGCCTCATGGTGAAGTATTATTAAAAACCAGAGGACAAAATTCAGGAGATGGTAGAACTACCCCGCGAAATACAAACGTTCATAAAGCTAAAGAATTTGAAACTGCTTTAAATTTAATACCTGAAGAATGGGATCCTGATCAGAAATTTGAATTTATTCAATCACATGTTTTTTGTGATGAAACTGGAGATGATATGTTTGGTCCCATTAAAGAAAATGAATATTTTGATTGTGCTAAATTTGCACAGAAATACAAAGAAGTTATGGAACAATGTGGCTGGGAAACTGAAGTTTCGGAACCATTACCAATACAGCAATGTGAATATTTGAGTGCGAAACCAGTTGATGTTGAAACTCCGTTTGGACCAAAATTAATGCCACTTGTAAACAGATTACGAATTGTTAGTTCCTTGGGGAATAAGGTTAAGGACCTTAGTCCCTCAATGAGTTTGCAGAAATTGATCGCAGCTTGTATTGCATGCTTCTGGGATTTTGAGGTTTTCTCTACATTAGAGATAGTCGCAGAAGAACTTATTAGTCAATACGATAATCCTAATGACACCGAGTTCCAGAAGATGAAGCAAACATTTTATAGATTTAATGCAGAGACGATTGTAAAGTTGTATTGCGGTCAATTTGAAGGTGTCGACGACGAGTGTTTAAACTTTTTCACTAATGTTGTTGAGTCCTATTTTGGTTATAATATTAAATTGGTCCAGCCAAAATAAAAACGTAGTAGATACGGAATTTAAGTATCACGGAAATTATTGTGGTCCTGGTTGGTCAGCTGGAAAATATCAAAATTCAGTTGATTCAGAAGTAGCACCTGTAGATAAATTAGACGCTGCTTGTCAGAAACACGATAGAAGTTACGCTCGAGGAGAAGATTTACTCGAAGCTGATTTACAATTAATAAAAGACGCGTGGAAGTTAGATCCATTTTTAACCTTAGGTATAGCTAGTCAAGCTTTATTGAGAAAGTTAGGAGTAATGGGGAGAAATGGAAAAAGAAAGAAACTTACCCCAAAAGAAAAGAAGCAAGTTAGAAGTATCGCCAAGAAGGTTGAGCGAAAAACTGGTGGAGGTCGTGGGCGTTTTAGAGCAAGAGGTGGACGAAGAAGGAAATTTGGTCCTCCGGCTCAAAGAAACTCACTTAGAAGAGGGGCAAACATTAAATCTCGTATTACGAAGTCCCAATTCGGATCGAGTATTGTTGTCGGAGAAGATTTTGCCACGACAGTAACCACAGCTCATTCACCAAATCCTATCCCAGTTGGAACGAAAATTCTTCAAATTGACATTTCACCACAAAGTTGGACAGGTACACGTTTAGCTCAGTATGCAAACATGTACGAAAAGTGGATGATAGAAAGTATGTCATTTTGGTATGAACCAACTGTTGCAACAACTGAAGCTGGTTCATTAGTAGGTTTTATTGACCCAGATCCATTTGACGATTTGATCGCAACTGGAACTGACGCTTTGAAGAAAGGTATGTCAGCTCTTGGTGGAAAAATGTTTCAAGTTTCATCACCAACAGCGATTCATTTCAAACCTGAAAGAAAAGGAGGAGATAGGTTCACCAATTTTGACCAAATTGAAGATCGTTTGAATTCATTTGGTACATTTTTCTTGCTTGCAGCTAGTAATTTGGATATTGATAAAACATATGGAAATATTATTATCCGTTATAAATTGAAATTTTACAAACCTATTTTAGAAATTTCAACATCATCAGTCCCAGAATCGAATATAAATTCAGTTACTTATTGGGAGAAACATACTACTGATGATCCAATCCCGTTTTCTCCAGGTACAGCAGATTTTATGGGAAACACTGAGACAATAAGAAGTATGTCTTACGAATTGGCGAATGACGATATAGAACATAATTATATTCAAATTCAAACACCACCAGTTACTGTACCAACCATCTTTACTATTCATAGTTCATTTAGATTTGATGGAAGTATTCAATCTGCATTGAGTAGATTACAAGGATGGCAATTGGCAATTCCTGATGCTCATGTGGTAGTTGTAAATGAAATGGGTGCAGGAACCCAAGCTTCAGATTTAGAAACAACTGTGCATACAGTTACAACAATACAACTTTTAACACCACATGCTAGTAAAATATTATATTACGAATTAGATCAAGGTGGAGGATCGCCAACTCTCGCATTCCTTTGGGATTGGAGTATTAGTGTGGAAAGAGCAAATTTGAGCACTAAGAAAATTAAAGAATTGCAAGAAAAAGGTGATATGGAAGAAAGAAATCTCGTTAAAACATTAATGAATCGTTTGAATGAGTTGACACTCAAAGTTGAAGGTCAAAAATTAATGCAAGATGTAAAGAAGCAAGTTTCATCTGCAAACCTTAAATCACCTAAAGGTTAAAACAACCAG